CCCAACATATCCATTGGACTTGAAGCTATTAATTTTTTTAAGTGTTCTATGTTTGACATATATTTAAGCTCGTTGTGTATTATTTTTACCCATCATCATATTCTCACCTTCGTTCTTTCCTACTGAATTAAGAGACATTTTACCTTTTTGAGATTTCTTACCTTTTGGCATATTAAAATAAGACCTATGGTTTTCAATATTCATCTTTTTAGCTACATCTTGTTTTTTCATATTACATATTATAGCCACCTTTCATTGAACCTGAAGGGTTAGCTTGATTATATTTATCAGAACCAAATTTACCTGACTTGTTTGATTGGTCAAAATTTTGGCCTTTTGCACGACCTGTTGTCTCTCCGTTCATTTTAAACTTCATTGAAAGAGCACCTTTTTCTTTACCATTTTGATAATTCTTTGGAGAAGTTCCAACGCCACCTTTTGAGTTTTGGTTGTACATCTTTTCTGCCATTGAGATTTTTTTAGATTCTATTTTCATATTTATATTTTACGTTATTAATAATATTTCTTATATGGGGAATTTATTCACCTCCTAAGTTTACAAATGATTTACCTGTCATCTTGCCTGCCATTCTCTTTTTCTTTGAAAGATATACACCTTCATCAAAACTAGGAGAGTTCTTACTATATTTTCTTTGTGGTGATGTTGGGTCAATATCTTTAGCATCTCCCCAGTCTTGACCTGCCCTGTGTCCTTCACCACTTTTAACATATTTAAATCTACCAGTTTTCTTATACTGCTTTATTGCTTTACTCCAAGAGTAACCTTTTCTGTTGTAGCCTACTTTTCTTGCCATTATATTGGTACACTAGATAATAATTGTTTACTTTCTTGGCCGACTGCATCTTGTGAGCCTTCAGGTGGTGGTGTTACTCCTGTGTCTTGTCCTGTTGGTGAATTTACTGGTGCTCCACCTACCCCTACTGGTTGTCCTAATGGTGCTTGCATACCTTCTATTTGGAATGTAGGCAAATACATTTGTGGTTGGATTTGTCCTTTCTGTAACATTTGCCAAAGAATAAGTTGTTGAGTAGCTTGTACTGGGTCTGGGAAGTCTAATTTCTTGTATAAAGATAGTGGGTCAATAGCTCCTTGACTCCATAAATCAACAGCTTCATTGCGTTGTGTCAATGGGTCTTTAGGAACAAGAGAACCTTCTTTTACTGTTATTGAAAGTGTTTTTAATAGAGGGAAGTCTGCATTCTTTAAAGTAATAAGTTCCGTTCCTGCTACTTGTCCTGCTGTAGTTATGAAATGTTCTTCATCATAGTAAACGAACATAAACTGTACAACTAAGTTATAAATACTGTCTGCAAGTTGCTCTAGTTGTTCAGTGATTCCTCCACCAATACGAGAGCTATCCATTTGATTTACTAGAACCTTACCACGCACAGTTTCAGTTCCTTTAAGGCCTTGTGGTGTTGAACCTGAAGTACCAAAAATATTTTTAATTTCTCCACGCATATCGTTTAAGTGATTGAATACATCAGAAGGTAGTGCTGGTGCAGGGAAGCGTTGTACAGCTTCTCTAACATCTCCATTAGGTACACGAATAGCCACACCACGTCTTAGTGCTGATGCAGCTTGAGCAGCTTGGTCTTCTGTAAAGGCCTTACCTGAGACAACCATTCCATTATTCATACCTGAGACGTTTTTAGCTATTTGTCTTCCTGTTGTGTTTACTTCATCTTGTAAAGAAATATTCTGTAAGATAAGTGAAGTTTCGTCGTGAGGTTGAAGTCCTGTTGAAAAGATTGATAAGTAACGATAAGGGGATGTTCTTTCTTTTAAGTGGTTTGTTCCTTGAACTTCTATTTCTACTTCTGAAAGAGTTTCAGGGTCTATTTCTTTGATAGTTCCATCATAATTCCAGTTTGGATTTTTAAACTTACCTAACACTAGGTTATCATCCATTGTAAAATACAGGTCTTTACCTTTATCCCACCATTCATAATATTCAAGCTTAGTACCTTTCTTACCCTTAGCTTTTTCCATTATTTCTTTAGTTTTTGCTGGGAACATTTCACATAGTTTTTCAGCTGATGCTTTTTTCTTTTCTCCTTCATATTCACCAACAAAAATACCACCTTCATCAATGTATCCGTCTTTATCAAATATCATACGCTTAGGGTTTATTACATCTATTTTAATAGATTTTGTAAAGACATCCCAATATATTTTAACAACACCAATTCTTCCCCAAGTCCAGTTACGAGTAGCTCTTGCAAGTTTTCTTCGTAGCTTTGCATTGTCAGCCCAATCAACAAGAGCACACTTTATATCGTGAGCTATCTTTTGTCCTATTTCACTAGGGTCAGCTGTTACAAGAGGGTCAGGGTTTGCACGAGTTGCAATAGGTAAAAATGTTTCTACTGCTTCAAAAATAAGATTATCTACTAAATCTTTGCGATTACCCAGAGTATCACTCACATTAAATTCTTCACTTTTTTGTGCACCTACCCAGTATCCGAAAGCTAAAGCTTGAGACTTTTCTATTGGTGTATAGTAAACAGAATAATCTCTTTTTCTTTGAGAGGTTAATTTTAAAATATCTGTATCGTCTAATGTTGATTCGTACTCATTTGTGGGAGTAGGGTTTGAACCTTCACTCATTCCACCTTCTTTGTTTACACTACTAAATAGATTCATGACGCCTTTAATCGCACCCATGATGCCTTCAGAACTTTGAGGAGATGTTTGTAATGACATATATTATATATTAAGTTAAATCAAGTAAGTTTTATATGGGGAAAATCTATTCAAGTTTTTGGTCGTATCCTTGATGAGCGAATGAAGAATTCTTAGCCTCGTGGAATGAGGCACTCGTATCTAAAAATCTATCCATACCAATACGCCAATAAACAAAACAGAAAGGATAGTCACATCTTCCACTTGGTGGCTTGTTCCATTTAAATATTGGAGTACCTAGATTGCTTTCTTCTTCAGTACGATACATACCTAACCATTCAAGCTCTACCTCGTGCCAGTCTGCTTCAGTTCCATAAATAGGCAAACGCTTCTGTGTCATTTCATCTATAACAAGCTGTATGAGTTTATTTCTATCTGCTACAACAGTTCCTTCATCATCATTCCAACTAATGAGCTTATCATTCTTTTGGTCGGCTCTAAAGAAACATAAGAAAACTCTGTTAGGGAACTCTTCTCTTAATTCTCGTGGATGAACTATATCTCCTCCTTGGTCAATAACCATTACTGCCGTAGGATTATCTCGCATAAGTTTACGCAATGGTTCATAGCTTGAAACCTTATCATAGAAGAATAGGCCGTGCTTATTACCGAGTACATAGTTAATTCCTTTACCTGTATCTACACCAATAATCATCGTTGAATCTCTCGGATTAACTTCATTGACTAGGTTTTGTATAAACATCTGTTTAGTAAGCTTGTTACCACGGCCAACAAAAGGAAGTCCAAGTACATAGTTTGAGAACTGCTCTTCACTTAGTTCTTCTTTCTTAGTGAGAATATACTGTGCAGACTTATTAGGAACAATAAGTAATGGAATCCAGTATCCTGAAATCTCTCTTCCTTTATGTTTAGCTATCCATCGGCCTTTTCTTCTATCTAGTTCTTTTTTACATTTTAAACATCCAAAATATGGTTTTCCATTATCATACATAATGTTTTCCATAGTTAAATACCACTCGTGGCCACAAGTACATTTAATAAACCAATGCTTTTGGTCTGATTCTTCCCAATGCTTATCAACACCTACACCAGCAGCACTAGGGTTACTGAAGTACCATTCCCAGCCATACTTAGAGTGTTGAAGACGAGTTTTAAACTGTGTAACGATTTCTTGTTTACTTCTATCTGTTTCATCTGAAATATATAAATCAGCAGGAGTAGCAATAGCCGCACGTTCTGTCCACGTACCTTTAAAATAGATAACATTCTTACCTACACGCTTCTGCTCGATACTGTCTTTGTCTTCGCACCATTCTTGAAATATAGGATTGTTTGCTATGAGACGATTAGTCTTACCAGATACGAAGTCTTTAATGTCGGCTGATGATGGGAGAGAATAGATAATATCTAGCCCTTTGTTCTTTGCTATCCATAAAGCCTTAATGTTGATAGTAGTACTCATCCCTATCTGAGCAGCTTTGAGCATTGCTTGTCTAGGAGTGAAGTCGGAGAATATATCCCATAAGTATGGATGTTCTTTAAAGTCTAGCTTTTCCCCTGCGTCATTTGTAATACCATAGGCTTCATTGAAGACATGAATATTACGTTCGCTTAGTTGTTTTATTAGAGGACTTGGCATTTATCATATTTTATCTTCTTTGAGCTTAGAAGCCATCTTATTTGCTAAAGCATCTAGGTCTATATCTGGTTTAGCTTCTATTTTGTCTCCCTTAGAAGTAATGTCTGTTTGACTAGCAGGATTTCCTTCAGCCATTTTCCATACTATTTCAGTTGGAAGGGAAGCCAAGTAATCTACCTTTTCATCATCAGGCAAGCTTTCTAGATATTCTCTGGCAAATTCCTTTAAAGTCTTTCCTTTTGGTCTGCCATTAGGATTACCACTCTGGCCTTTCTTCCATTGGTATGGTATAAGCTGTTTTCCTTGCTGTTTATCAGCACTTTTTGATTCATTATCAAGGAAATCCCCTATATTTTGTATGTGATTTTTTGAATTGTGTTCCATAAATTACAATTCTGTTAAAAAAGCTTGTAAATCTTTAACAAAGTCTTTATCTATTTCTTCTAATCTAAACCATTCTCTAAAATGTTTATAGTCTTTTAAACCTTTATGTAGTGACTCCTCAATCTCTTTAGCATGAAACATCGGAACGGAGAAAACCAGTTCGATTTTATATGGATTGCCAGTTCTTAGTGAATTTAAACGATTATCAACATTTGATGTAATGCCTATTTTATAAAATTCATTACACTTTACTACGTATATTTTTTGTTGTGGTGTTAAAAGTTTATCAGCCATTATGCAATTATTGTATTATTAATTTCTTTAGCAGGTTTTTCTGTATCGTTTTTTGGTTCTACTGTTTCCTGTATTATTAAATTATCTTCTTCGTTTATTTGTATAGTCATTTTTTATGTTCTTAAGTAAGTCGGATAATATTTATAGAATAAGTTTGAGTTTGGTTGAAGGATTTCTCTTTTATATATTTTAGCATATTCTCTGTTTAAATGCACTCCACGCCAATCTTTACGAATCACTCCACTTTCTTTACACTCCTTACATAACCAGCGTAAAGCATTATTGTCTTCACCTATTGTTATTGGATTGTGTGTGTGTTCTAATTCGTTCATTTATTTTACTATAGCTTTAACTCCTCCAGTTTTCATAGATACGAAGTTATAGCGTTTATCTTCGTGAGTAATAGAGTCTATCGCCCAGCTTTTTACGAAAACAAAATCTCCTTTCTTAATTTCTTCTACTCCATCTCCTACTTCTAATACTTTTCCATATTCTACAGCACTTTCTCTACTTGATGTATTAAGTATACCAGCACTTGCTTCATCTAATTCTATTTGGATTTCTCCTGCTAGAGGTTTTATTTTTATACTCATTTTATTTGTAGTTAATTATAATGTTTTTAATTTGTTTAACTGGTTCCCATTGTTCATCTTTTAATCTACAAACCATTACAACAGCATCTGTAGAGTCAGGTAATCTAAAAGGTAAAGCTATTGTTCGTGCATTTGTTTTACTGTCTACAAATACCTTAGTGTCTTCTTTAATTACTATTTCCTGTTTTTTCATCTTTGGCATCTATAATTACTGCATTAGTTGTTATAAACATACCGACCGATGATATTGCGTTCTCTAAAGCACAGCGTTCAACTTTAGTAGGGTCTTGTACACCAGCTTTAATCAAGTCTTCATATTTGTTAGATTTTGCATTATAACCCATTCCTTCAGGAAGATTCATAACTATTTCAGAATAATCGAGGCCTGCATTTTTTATAATCCACTTTAAAGGAGCAACTAAAGCTTTTTTAAGCACTACTTCTCCAACAGTTTTAGGATTCATTTCTTGTGCAATACGCCAAAGTGTCATTCCACCTCCCTCGATTACACCTTCTTCTAAAGCACCTTTGACAGCTCTAATCGCATCTTCTGCTTTTGGTTTTTTATATTCTCTTTCATAATCGGTAGGTGCACCAATTCTTAACACAGCTATACCTCCTGAGAGTTTAGCAATACGTTTCTCCATATTTTCTTTAGTATACATATTTGGTTCTCCATCAGCTTTTGATTGAAGTTCTTTTACATATTGTTTGTGTGAGAATCCGTTACCTATAAATAAAGTTTTATTAGCCGTTGATATTACTTTCTTTGCAAAACCTAAGTACTCACGTTTAAAGTTTTGAAAATTTATACCTGTTGTATTTGATATTATTTTTGCTCCTGTGTATCCTGCTATATCTTCCAATAACAAAGAAGTCGCACGAATTACTAGAATATTGAAAGTTTTCATTTCAAAGTTTTGCACAAACATACCTAGCATAGAGTCATCAATATCATCACACACAATCACACAAGAAGTAATAGGGTTTGAATGTGGTATTTTTCTTCCGTCTTTTATTTCAAAAGCAAAATCATCAAAAATTTTGCTTACATCTGATATATTTGAAATCTTTTTCTCTGTACACAATACTGGAATATCTTGATATATCGCTTTAGCTGACTTCTTATCAGTAATAAAACGAGGGGACATAAAACCTACACTTGCTTCGTATCCATCAGTTATTTCATAATCTGTTGCAAAGGTTTTGGAATCTTCTACGTTAATAACAGCTTTTTCCCCAAGTTTATTAACAATTTCCCCTATTAATTTAGCTACTTCCTTGTCTTCTGAAGATATATAAGCAACTTTTTCAACATCATCTTTTGAGATTTTTTTACTCTTCTTAACTATTTCTTTTAAGACCTTAATCCCTGCTTTATTCAAAGATTCTCTTATTTCCATAGGATTCTCAGGTCTTTCAATACAAGCGTGTGCTAATTCTTTTATTAGAGCTGCGGTTGTACTTCTACCATCTCCAGCATCGTCAGTTGTCTGTGCTGTTGTATTTCTAATAACATTTGCACCAGCATTTTCAACTCTATCTTCTAAAACTATATTAAAAGCTATTGTTCCTCCCTCGTTTATAATCTTAGGGAATGTTTGGTCATCAATTAAAACATTGCGTCCTTTTGGCCCTAATGTTCCACAAACAGCATCTGCTGCTTTGTCTAGGCCTACTAACATTTTTGGAATTGGATTAAATATTACTTCTTTTTTCATTTATATATTTTTTAATTATCTTCTAATAAATTATCTATATTTTTAGCTTGTTCAAATTTTTCTTTAAAGGAAACTGCTTCAATAAACTGTGTATATTGCTCGCGGTTAGTTTTTGTATCTACCCATTCAAACCCTTTAGGTGGATTAGATGGGTGATAATCACCCCAAGCCCATATATTCTTTAATCTTGAAATAAAGATACTAATTTTGTTTTTCATTTTCTACAATATCTTTTAATACTTCTTTAACTGGTTTAGTAGCTTCTTCTACCACCTTAGGTAAACTTGCTCTTCTAGCGAGTTCAGAATTAATCATTTGAAGTTCATTTGTATAGGAATTAATTAAATTAATTTTTTCAAAACCAAATGCTTTTAATTCAAGTTCTGATAAATCTTTTACATCTACTATTTTGTCCATATTTTTATTTAGTTATTTTTAATACTTACATTATACCATTTACATTTTACTATGCAATATCTTTTAAATCACTTAAATCTTCTCCCCAATTCTGACATTTTACATTGTGCTTGGACTTTACAGGACTTGTACAACATATATGTGGTCTTGGTTTTCTTACGCCTTCGACCTTTTCTGGCTTTGGCTTGCCGTTCCTTTGCCAATCACGTTCACAATAAAACTGAGGTTTATTGATTAAGTTCTTCGTGTATCTAGGATGGATTTGAAGACGTTTAGGAAGTTTTGTTGGGCATAAGAAGCATTTCATATACTTATTTATTCTTTATTCATTGGAGGGTTTGTTAGATGATAATTATTTCATATAAGTCCTTTAAAATAAAAGTTTTTAATTGGTTCTTGGGTAATTGTAGCAATTTTCCATAAAATATTTGCATTTAATCTACGCTGCCCACCTTCAATTAAAGATAATGCTACTGCAGTTTTAAAACCTAGCATTTCACCCATTTCTTTTTGAGATAAGCCGACCTTTAACCTAGCCAATCTTATATTTTCTTTTAAATTATTCTCTATAGCAACCACATCTTCTTTATTTAATTTTTCTGGTAATTTATCTATTTTCATATAAGTTTTATTACTTTGTCTATAAAATTGTAAACGGCTACATTCTCTAA